GGGAGTTCCATACACGACCTGAAATCTTCCGTCCTTAGTCAGGAACAATCTGTCAATTCTACCTAAGTAATAGTCAACGTCAGCGATTATGGATTCGTCAGATGCTAAAATGTGATTTACTGATTGACCAGCAGCATCAAATGCTCTACCAGCAAACTCAAGTGGAGATCTAGCACCCTCAGTCACAGTGTATTCGGAGACTCTTGGTCTTAAATCAATAATATCAGTGTTTCTATAATTATTGACCGTCTTGATTTCTGTAGAGTAATTAAAATTCTTATAAGATTCTACAGTGACAATATCGCCGTTATCAGTTGAGTTAAAAGACGCAGATGTAAAATAGATCTTTAACTGTTTTGTAGGAGCGTCATTTTTATTTTTTCTTCTTATACTTCCATAAGTATAGAGTGTATCCTCTTGCCCTGTTCTAAATGTGTAATTTGAAGATACGTTAAAACTCGGTGTTGTTAAAACAGACACTCTAGCAGTAATATCAGATTCAGCAAAATCAAGAGTTTCACCTTCAATGAATACGGATTCATTTTTATAGATGTAAGATATAGTGGACGAATCTACAATCTCAGCGACAATTGCTACAGCACCACTAGTTTGACCTGTGATCCTTTCTCCGATCAATATATCTGAGGTGGTTGTAGATGGACTGATGATATTAAGTAAGGATACCTTAGGAGCAGTAGCAGTTGAGGTATCTGAGGACTCAAAGATTCCTTGAATGGAGATAATATCAGGAGAGTTCAAAGAGATTACTTCATCTTCAACTCTAGTTCCATATGGATAGTTTCCATAGGTTAGTCCATTATTAAGTGTAGTTGTTCCAATACCAGATCCTTGAAGTCTAGATTTATCAACGATAATAGACTTTACTCTATTTTTAATCTTAACTTTTGAAGTTGCATTTAATTTTCTCAAAGTAGCGTGCAAAGTTGCGCCAGTATTATCAGTTCCAAGATTTCTAATCTGAAGAGACTTAGCATCTGCGGAGATTTCAAATCTATCGGCAGTCAGTTCCTCTGTAACACCGTCAGATCTGATAAGAGTATATCTTTCATCATCAAAGGGTAAGAATGTTTCATTAGCACCTGCAGCTGCAGCAACAGAAAGTTGATTGCTAGCAATATCTACACTGAAAGTCCTTCTAATGGTGAAGGTTGTCTCAGAGAGATCAAACGCAGCTACGTTTGGTTTTGGTAATGGTGTGAATAAAGTACTATCCGAGGATGGAGCAAGTTCAGTAGTCAGAACTTCTAAGTCAGTTACACTCAGAGTAGACGCTGGTAAAAATCCGCTTGCAATACCAGAGACAGTGGCAACACCTTCAATAGTAACATTGGAAGTTCCTACATCAGTAACTCTAGCAATAATAGGATCTTCTGTAAGTCCTGCTGTTGTATCGGTATATCTAATTAAATCGTTTTCTCTGACAACAGTTCCAGGAAATAGATTATTGCCAGTGGTGATTGTGCTTACTCCACTAGATTTAGGACTGATGGTGGCGATACCAACAGTAAATTTACTAGATTGCAGAACGTTAGCACTAAAAGTATTAACACCAGTAATACCGTCTGCTAAATCTAAAGTATTTGATGATGCAAAAACAGATTTTACATTAGAAATTTTATTTTCTGTTATTGCAATGGCAATTCTTCCATTTTCAAGTCCATTAAAGGAAAGTTTTTCATTTACTACGAAAGTTCCTTTACTATTATATACAGTAACAGCGGTTCCTGCGCTCACTGGATGTCTTATAAACCCTGTTGCACCACTAGAATTACCCTTAACGAAAGTGGGAACAGTTAAAGTATGCGACTGGTTTAAAGCAATCTCAGTAGTGGTCTGTACATCATAAAGGGCAATATCCCACTGGTTTGTATTTGCGTTTGAGGCGCTATAAGTCCCTGACTCCAATCTAAAGTCATAAACTCTTGCAAGACCAATTTCTTTTCCAGGAGCAGTCTCAGAATTGACACCAACTCTTTGATCTCGTAAACTTACAACAAAAGTATTGCCAACTCCAACTGTAGGTGCTCTGTAGACACTATTAATCTTTAAAGTAGGTCCAGTGTTGTAATTGAAAACTTGATTTTCAATTGTTTTTGTAGTTCTTGGTTTATCTACATCAACATAAGTCGTGTTTAAAGTTTCACATTCATATCCCTTGACGTATGCCTTTCCAGGAGAAACTCTGAGTAAAGCAAGATTATCGGTAGGAGTTTGTCCCCCAGGAGTAAATTGTCCTTCGTTAAAAACGCCGTTATTGCCAGTCTGATTGTTTAACGAATCAACTAAAGCAACGTCAAATGGTCTTACATAATAATGTCCAGATTCGTCAAAAGTTCTTCTTGCAAGAGTATCTGTAAAGTCTTTGCTATGATATCTTCCACGTCCAGTGGAAAGAGAATCAGTTTGAATAACACCGTTAATTACGGTTGCAAGTAAAATGAAATTATCATCAGCAAAATCATCTAAAGGTTTTTTAAATAAACTTATACTGATCTGAAGTCTATCAGCACCAGGGGCAGCGTAGTTGCTAAATCCTTGAGAATTATCGTTTAACGTTTCATCTAAATCTGCTGTAACAACCTCTTCGTCAACAAAGAAACCAATTCTGTAACTAGGAGTATTGCTATATTGATCAAGAATTAAAGTTTCTCTACTTACGTTTATAAAATTGCCTCTAATGAAGTAAACGCCATTATCCACAGAAAACGCTGATCCAGTTGCAGCAGCATTGGTTGCAATCGTACTAGCAAAAGCAGAACCAACTGGAATGTTTGTATTGCCTAGTAATCCAGAAATAATTACTTCGTTGCAGGTTAAAGTCTCAGCATCGAAGAATGTTTGTGTTTGATTATTTGTTGTGCTTGATCCAAGATAGTTGATATAAAGAGTTATATTGCCATTTTCAGAATCTTCTGGCAAAACGACACTATCGACAACAGCAGTTACACCAGATCTCTCACCCGTAATCGTTGTTCCGATTAATTGATCAACATAAGCAGCTACAGGGACCCCCTGAAAGTTATTATCCAACTGAATTGCATAATAAAGTCTAGTGTAAGAAGTATTTCCAGGAATAACTTTTGCGCCCTCTCTAAAAAAGTGCTGACCAAACTTTTCAATCTGATTTTGAAGTATAGACTGAAGGGATGTTAATTCCCTTGCCTGAACAGGATAACCAGGTTTGAATAATACCTTATGATAGTCGTTAGCGGGATCAAAGTCGTCAAAGTAAGGCGCTACGTTAAGATTCGTCTGCTGTGGCATAATTCTTTAGAACTGCAAAATAACTTTTATGTCTTCCTTTTGGTTCGACGATCTGGTGATAGATGGTCTATTATCAACGTAGATAATATTTCCAGAGTGTTTTTTCACCTCAGGATTGGCAATACCACTCGTGAAACTCTGACCAAGATAGTATGTACGATTATTTATTACGGTTGAGATACCGGAGAAGTTAGTATCGATACCTAAATTAGATCCTGTAGAAGGGGTAATTGTTAAACTTCCACCTGACCCAGGTGAAGAGGTAAATTCTGTCAGATCAAATCCATAAGTCGGTTGAGTTTGTGCTGTCCCTACAGTGTTGAATCCAGCAAGACTTCTATCTTGCCAGAACTTAAGCACTCCTGTTGTTTGGTCATAACTTACAACTCTTCCAACTGCAGTAGAACCAGTAGAAACTGTCTGAGTAAAATAAGAATCTGCCGTGAATGTAGCAGTGCTATATCCAATACCAACTAATTTGAGGGCGCTTACTGCAGACGCTTTGTCAGAGGACAAAATTGTAGATGATCCGAACTGCTCAGGATTCTCTACAACACCGATTCTTGCAATCTGGTTTCCAGTAATAAAATCTGGATTTTCATTATCGTTTTCAATTCTAGAATACAGAAGCACGTTATATGCTCCCAATTCTCTATAGATGTCTGCACCATGTCCTCCTTGAGTAGGAATAATTACATCAAAAGTGGGTCTTGTAGTTCCTGTAGGAACTCCGCCTGCAACTAAATCAACATTACCATAGGTATAATCAGAGCCTTGACTAGAAACAATTACTTGTCCTACTTCCTGATTTCCATTGATAACGATAGTGCATTCTGCTCCAGTTCCATCTCCTCTAATTGGAACTCCTGTGTAAATTGCATTTGCAGTTCCCAAACCAACACCACGATTCGTGATGGTTACAATCTTGATACTACCATCGACAGCATTATCTCTAACTGCTGCATTATCCGTGGCAGTTGTCCAGTCTTTTGGAACTGGCATGAACTGGGTGGATTCAAATTTTACGACTTCACTTGGTTTAATTGTATAAAGATATTTCCAAATATATCCATCACCACTAGTGCCTGCGCTTCTTGGTTCTAAATCAGTAAAAGTAGGTTCATCTAAAGATGCTTTCCCTGTTGGATTATCAGGGTCAGTTCCATTATGTAAGCAAATATAAACTCTAAAATCACTATTCATTACAAAGTAATTTGCAAGATAAAGTGATGTAGAACCTGAAACTTTTGCTGTATTTGTTCTACTGTAATCATGACGATACATATCATAAGCAGTTCCAGAACTCCATGTTCTCTTGGGAACTACTTGATTCGCATCAGCAGTATTAATCTTCTTTAAAGCGACCATTGTATCCCAATAGTCATTCTCTTGATCAAAATTATCTTTTGGTGCAGGAGGATCAGTATCCCAATCACTCTGGTAATCCGTAGGATTGGGTAAACCAACAAAAGAATAGTAAGAATTACTGGAATTATCAATTCCAGCAATAAAATTCTTTGCGTTTAATATTCTAATCTGATCCGTTATAATGGCAGCCATTTGACGCAGGTTTTTCTTTATTTATTAGGAGTTTGCGGTATAATTTTTAGACTTTAAGAAGTTAGATCTAACAACTCTTGTCGAAGTAGTTATACCAGATGTGTATGCCGTATAAGAAGTGGAGACATTTCTCGCCTTAACATCAATTCTTCCCCAACCAAATAAACCAAACCCATCATCAGAGGTCGTAATCCCAGAGGAGTATCCAGAAGGAACACTTGTGGCGTCAACAAACAATCTTTTAACAGTTGTCGAAATACCGACAACATCTCTAGTTAATGTCTCTACACTGGAGACTTCATATATTCCATCAAATGTATTTCCCATACCAACATTGGACTTATTAATTATAAAGTAATCATTTGCCTGAATAGAAGTAATTGTTACTGCAGTTCCAGCAACAACAGTATTTCTAAGGAAGGAGTCATATGGAATGTGAATATCAAAAATCATTTGGGGACCAGCAGTAGTACCGAATCCAACAATGATACCATTATCACCAGCATAACTATCAACATCACATTCTTCTTCGGTATGACCTGGAGGAGAAATAAGTACAGTTGGTACACTTGTATATGTATAACCGACACCAGGAGAGGTAATTGCAACACCAGTTACAGTTCCACCAGCACTAATAGTGACTGTACCAAATGCTCTAGAATCAGATGTATAACCAAAACTTACTGTAGCAGTGCTGTATCCAACACCACCATCAGAGATAACAACGGAAGAAATAGTTCCAAATCCAGAAACCACTGCAGTTGCAGATGCACCAACTTTGGGTTCTTGAGGAATAAACTTAATCTTATTCTGGAACGACAGCGTAGCTGCTTCGTTTTGTGGGTTGAACAGTGGTCTCAATGTGTCAACATACACAGCAGTAGAACCAACACCAACATTCTTGATAATGTATGAGGTTGGGTTAATAACTGGTTCGTACAGTTCTCTATCCTTGCCTGTAGGAATACCCTCAATAATCTTATCCTCAGTTTGTCTACACCAGGTAACTGGTCTTGTCAGAGTTACATCATTAGTATTTCCAGGTCCAGCGTAAGGATTGGTTGCAACATTACCAGTTGAAAGAACGTTTAGAACACTTCTTTCGTCTTCGTCAAGACTTTGTGCCTGAAGTCCCGCCATATGCTTGAGTTGCAGCGTGTCACCTTTCTTGACAGTTTCAATGACATCTCTAAAGATGACATCACTATCACCATTTCCTTTATAGAATATGATAGTAACTTTATCACCAATCTTTAATGCTTCAGTAAAGGTAAGAGTGCTACCACCGCTAAACTCATATCCGACACCTGGTTCTTGTAAAACATCATTGACAAAGATAATTAGTACATCCTGAACATTGATCTTAGAACCAGGAGAAGAAACAATCGAAGTGATTGCTCCATTTAATTTTAGTGGGAAGTCTTTTCTTGCACCATCAATTAACTCTTCAATATTGTCAAGGATCTCTAAAGTTCCTACAGACCATCCAGCAAATTTATCATCTGCGATTTCATCAACAGTAATTTGAAATTCATTTCCAGAATAAGAAGATGAGGTAGGAATGCCTGTTGTTCCGCCAATAGCGACGGTGAGAACTGCATCCTCCCTATAACCATAACCAGTATTTTTAATTTCAAAATCAATTACACTAGAACCATTACCAACTACAATATCGACAGTTGCCTCAGTTCCAACTCCAGCAGCAGAGGAAGAACTGTAGAACAAGCGCATATTTGAATACGATACTGGATCATCAAATATGACAAATGGTTGATTAGTATGGGTGTAACCTGTTCCTGGATTTGTAATTGCAACACTTACAATATGACCACCACTTATGGCTGCGGTTCCAATAAATTCGATATTTCCAGATCCAGTGCTAGAGGTTCCAACACCCACATTGACAGTTGTTTGAATACCAGATCTGTATCCAGATCCACTATTACCAATACTGATGGATTCAATGGTTCCTGCAGCAGATACGATAGCAGTTCCTCCAGCAGACACTAAAGGTTGATATCCAAATCCTTCAGTTGAACCAACAGATACGATTATACCACCTTTGGGGAAACTAGAGATGCCAACATCAGGTCCAAGTGGAGTTTGTGGTGATGTTCCATTAAATGTAATGGAGGTAATACCCGAAGATTCAGTCAAGATGTAATCTTTAGTGGAAGATGGAACTTGGAAGATATCATTAATCAATATTATTGCATTTTCATTAGTAATTCCATCTACGTTAGAACCAGATTGCTCTAACGTAAACTGATTAGTAGTTCCATTGAATTTATCATTAATATTATCAAAGATATAATTTTTGTGATAAGAATCATCCGATTCATTAGCAATTCCAGATCTGACGAACGATCTTCCTTGGAAAGTAGAACTTGTGGTAATACCAGTCCAATCTCTCTCGTCTGGAGGGTTAGTTGTAGAACCAATAGGAGTATTTCCGAAAGGTGCCTCGACAAAATTAAGTGCATTATCAACAATATTGTAGTTTCCAGTCATTTTAGTAACTAAAGCACCCGTATCAGCAGCACCAGCTTTAGTTCCCAACCATTCTCTACGCACTCTAATAGTATTGGTTGATCCGATACCAACACCTTCAATTTTCATTATTTCATCACCAATCTGAATAAGATCAGATCCAAAGAAAGATGTGATTCCACTAAATTTAATTGTCTCATCAAATACAGTGACATTTGTAGAAATACCAGTTGTTACTGACGTAGCGACGAGAGGAGACTGAATAACGTTATCAATTGCAACCATAACCTTAGCATTCTGGTTAGTTGCAACAAATCTGTGGGAAGTTCCGATACCTACACTTTCGAGTTCAACTGCAATAGGGACTTCTAATAAAGCGTTAGCAGCACTGGTAGCAAGTTTAATCGTATTGTCATCAACCTTGATTGCAAAGATATTTTCTTCTGGCAAGAACGTTGTATTTCCTACACCGGTGAATGATGTAGTAGCAACTCCAACTGCAGAAGCAGCTGTTCCTACGTGATGATATTCAATTTTCTCTCCACTTACATAGAAATGATTTGGAATAGTAATAGTATTTTCAGTTAGGTTGACAACAGTGCTGTCATTACCAGTGAAATATCTTTCAAAGACTTCATCATTATTATGAGTCAATCCAAACGTCCTCATAATATCAGACTCGGTTCCTCTGTAAGTTCCAGGTTGAGTCTGTATCAATCCATTAGTAAAGTCAATTTCCGTAGGAGAACTTGGATCGGGAACAACTAAACATAAAGTATTAGAGAATACTGTAACTACAGTATCGATACTTGCCTCTGGAGTGAACACCAGAGAGTTAGTTCCATCTGCAGCAAGAACAGAACCAAATGTTCCAAGTCCCGCATGAGTTTCAAGATTAGCAAATTCGGTAAAGAAAGTTTCAGATGGATTAGATGTATCAACAAAACTATCAGCGATTATAACCTCGGATAGTTGAACTCTATGATTTGTGGTGTCTGTTACCTGAACGAGATAATATCCGACATCAGAATCACCACCAAAAGATGACACTGTATTAATTCCAGGAGAACCAGATGCACTAATAGAAGTAGTCTGTGCTTCTAATGTGACTCTCTGCATTGATATGGTAGAGATTCCAGTAGAAGTTGCTGTCGCTAATCCAACCGTCATCGTATTAACAGCACCGGTAGTTGCAATTCCCACAGCAGGAATAAAATCAACCTTTAAATTAGAACCATCGATGTAAGGGTGATATGTTCCTAATCCGGTTAGTTCGGAAGATTCTGCAAATCCACCAGTGGTTAATCTTCCATATTCAAGAAGTTCTACATTAGTTCCGTCATGAACTATATTCAGCTCAACAAACTCGTACTTATTATCATTAATATCTGCGTCAATATTAACTAAAACTTTTGCAGAAGTATATGTATTTGCAATAGAAACGATTGTAGTTGTGACTCCACTATTGACAGTTGTGCTAGCAGTGGAAACTTCAACTATTCCACCCAAATTAGTTGACCCAACTCCAGAAAGAGTTGATTTTAAATTGTAATCAACAGTAGTAATTTCGTAATCGTTTACAGAGAACTTAGTTGGAAAGAATGTTAATTGTCCTTCAGTGCCACTAATCGAGAAATCAAAAGATCCCTGATCATAAGTAGTTTCTACTCTACCATATTGATTCATATATGCAGTGCTTCCATTATGAAGTAAATCTACTAATAGAATTTGTCTTTGAGCACGAAATCTTTTATCTCTCACATAAGTGATATACTTATGAGATCTAAAAGATAAATCAAACGTATTGACAATACTGAAAGGAGTTGATCTGGATTCACTATTAAACTCACCACTAATGTCATCAATGGAAAGAACTCTATTGCCAATCGATTCAAAGTAATCAGATAAAATTCTATTAGCAAATATCATCTCATCGGAAATCGTTCCCGAGTTAATATTATTTTCTGTAACAAGGTCGAAATCCGCAACACAATTAAGATCACCGAATCCGGTAAGGTCATTTACAGTGTCAACAGTTCCAAGTTCAGTAGATAGACCAACCCTCATTAAATTAGAGTTAGTTGATTCTAACTGATAATCAGAGAATTTTTTATATCCTAAAGTATGATTAGTTGCAGAAACAACGTCATTCCAGGTATCATATGGAATTTCTGATTTCAGAGAGTATGAGAATCTCTGATAATAGAAGTTATCCTGAACTCTTTGAAGACTGTAATTAAGTTCTCCAGAATCATCTTGCCGCCCTCTAACAACTTTAGAAGTTGCAGCGTAGTTTAGATAGGATTCAAAAGAAGTGACAGAGGAGGCAACACCAACAACTTTAGATGATTTGCCTGTGATTTTTTCTCCAACTACAAAATCATCATCAGAGGATATCCTGACGATGGAAGTGAGTGGATTCCAATCCTCAACTTTACCAGTTTTAGAACCAGAAGTGACAGTTTCACCAACAATGTAATCATTGAGTTCTAAGAAAGATTCAAAGATAGGGAAGTGTTTTTGTGCAGTGATTCTTCCTGCAGAGTTTACACCGTCAAACTGACCTGGAATTTGATTCTCCTTAAACAGGTTGTTCATGTTGAATCTGACAGATCCAATTCCACCAAGATTAGGAGTGACTTCAGTTAACTCAAATAACTTGTAATCGTATCCAGCAGAATTAAAGTTTGTACCTGTAGAACCAACTCCAACACTCACATTCTCTATAAGAACTTTATCACCGATAGTAAAGGGGAAACTATTTGCTGTGCTAAACCCCACAGAAAGAGTAACCAGCGCATCTTTGGTTGCAGGGAAATATTCAATTGTGCTAATACCTACGCCAGAATCAGTTCCAGTTGGAATGATCGTGGGAGTTACATTGGAAAGTCCGTTGGTGTTCTTAAGAATTTCAACTTCAGAACTTCCAAGGGTCATTCTAAGATCTACATCATCGACGGGCAGATTAGTTTGACCATCAACAACGACTAGTTTGGGAGTGATTGAAAACCCTCTACCAAAAGAAGTAATTCCTACTTGAGCAAATGTCGCCAGTGGTTCAATACGAATAGTCTGTGGGAACAGAAGTCTTGGTCTCAATGTAGGGTCTGAGGGGAGACCAAATCCAATATCCTGAATTGATACTGACTTAAGAGCACCAATGGTGTTGCTTTGTGCCTCTAAAATAGCACCAGTACCACCATTAGTGGTAAGTGTATTAATTCCTGGAAGTGCATAATAATTTTTTCCAGGATTTAATATATTGATCTTCGCAATTGGACCTCTAGTATGATCGCAATCAGTTTCATAAAGAATAGTAGAAGTGGTAGAAGCATAAGATACGCTCTCTGGATAATCAACTAAATTATAGGTAAAAGAATTAGTGCCTCCAATAGAGATTCTATGATTACCATTATATACGCTATTCTTGATGGTAATTTCATTTCCAGAAATAACCTCAGTGTCTACTGTTCTTTCAGATTTAATTGAGGGTAAAGATGAATCATAAACTAAATCCACATTATAATAAAGAATCTCGGGTAGATTGGAATTGACAGTAAAAACAACTTTGCCGCCGACAGAACCTACTTGACCAGATTTAACGGTATTTAATTCATTATAAGAAACTTTGAAATTTTTATCTTTATAAAGATTAAAATCAAATGCAGGGTAATTAGATCCCAATACAGAATATCCAAGAGAGGGATCCGATAGATCAAAGGTTATAACAGAATCCTTATAGAAGGAAATTGGTGGATTAATAGGATTAATATTACCGCCAGTAAGTCCAGTGCTAGCAATCCCGACTGTCACAGGGATATCTCGGGTTGCATCATAATAAGAATTTGACAATTTAAAGTTATTATCATCAACTCTAGAGATATAATAAACTTTATCGTTAGTTAATCCTAAAGAAACATCACTACCAACTCCAACATTGTAAATTATCTTTTGTCCACTTTGTAATTTATGATCCTGGATAAAGATTGCACCGGTAGAAGTATTGATTCCAGTAGATGAGAATCCAAGAGGATCAAAAACAAGATTTCTGTTGTAATCATTATATTTTACAACTACCGTTTGTTCTGTCCTCGGATTGACAGATACATCAACCTTATGTAAAGGACTAATTCCATGTGCTTCAGTTGTAGTAACTGTGACTGTATTTTTCTTTACTTCTCCAGTTATTACATTATGATTAGTTGTGAAACTATGAGTATTACCAGCTCCAACACCTTTAAAGAACAAAGTTGAAGAATTTCTGTGAGATGCAGCGACTCCAACAAAAGTTCCAGTTGTTCCCAGACCAACTCTAACTGTTGCAATTCCAATAAGATCATCATCAATCTTAGCGACAAAAAGTTTCTGTCCGCTTGTCAAAGTAGTTCCTACACCTACATTTGTTTCATCCTCAACATAAAGACCTGTTCCGCCATTTCCAGGTGAATATGTTAATTGATCACCAGTTTTAAAGTTGTGATTTTCAAAAAAGAGAGACTTAGTTGGAATGAATTTTTGAGTAATTCCAGCGCCAGGATTAGCAAAAGATAATGTGGATCCAATACCGATTCCAGCAGTAGTTCCCACGCCAACAGTTTCACTTGGATCAAAATAAACTTGCTCGTTTCTAGTAAACTTATATGTTGAAGTAATGCCTGTGCTTATTTCAAAGTTGCGAGGATCTTCAATCAAAAACTTGCCGATTGTATGTGCAGCGGAAACAGTTCCACGAACAGCTCTTAAAACTCTCAGTCTAGAGTTTTCAAAATCTACGTTTAGAACTTGAACTTTCTCTGTGCCAATACCTAAAACATCATTAACCTTAGTTGCAAGAATATCACCGGTTACACTAAAGTGGGTCACCAAACCAGTGACACCTTCAGTGCCAATTGAAACCGCAGTTGTTCCAACACCTGCTATACGAAGCACGTTAGTAGAAATACCTATACTATATGTTCCATCAATTCCACTTGCATTTGTAGAAAGACCAGTTATCGTAACTAAATCTAAGTTTTGAAATTCGTGTGGATTATCGCAAACAACCTCATAAAGTCCAGATGATTTAGGATATACTTCTACATCACTAATAGAGCTGGATGCTACACTGATATTAGAAACTGATTTTCCTTTTACTTTGCTGATCTTAGCATACACATTATCTCCACCTGTTCCATTATTATTGAAATTTAAAGTATCTCCTACTCTATAACCGATGCCACCAGTCAGAATTCCAATAGAGTCAATGGTTCCAGGTTCAGCTGCATTAATTTTTACTGTCTGATTAAGTTTATTTGGAATAAACGCATATGGATATTCTCTATCACCTTCAATTAAATTAAGTGGATTAGTGTTTCTACGAAGACCATTTTCATCGAAGTTAAAATCATCTTGATTTGATGCGAGATTAAAATTAAATTCATTTGGAATAGAGTTATAATTTTCACCAATTATGTAAGGAAAGACGGGTTTTTTATACTTTTCAAAAATGCCAGAATCTTCAGTCTGCAGATTATTGACTGTCATAAAGTAAGCATAAGTTCCATTTGGATATTCAGGAGTTACACCAAATCTTCCATTATTTTCATCAAGAATGGTTGAGTCCGTAACGTTTGTATGAGTATAATCATTTACAAAAAATCCTTCAGGGAATTTTGATAAAGGTGGTCTTCCACTCTTGATATTGAGGGAATATCCAGATTTCATTTGTGTTACTGCACCACCAATTCTGGTGGTATATCCATATGGACCATAAATCGGATTTCCATCATAAGCAAATCCCAAGATTGGAGAATGCTGATCAGAATCCACTTCAATACCACTAACTTTACTAAGATCACTTTGACCATAAATTGTATTTGCTTCAGCATCAACAACGTAACTAGATTCTCTTAAGACTCTAGGTGCATAAAGATGAGAATATTGAAGTTCATTATTTCCAGCAGTAATAACACCATCATCTTTAGTAAAAAATGGCGAAGTCTTTTCAAAGAGGTTTACTCTCCAAGTTTTAAGATTTGAATAAAATTCTGGTTGCAATTCAGAATCAAATTCAGTTTCAACTAAAACACTAGTGTCATCAACATCATATCCTCCACCCTCTTCAAGAACTTTTACTTCAGTTAGAACACCATTAGAAGTAATTGGAACTAACACTGCCCCAATACCAGATCCAACTATTCTTAAATTGGGAGCAGAAAGATATCCAGTTCCACCATTAAGAATGATAACCTGTTGAATTCTACCATTACTAATAATGGGTTTTACCTGAGCATTTTTTCCACTACTAATTGTAATAGTGGGTTGCCGGTCAAAGTTTAAAATTTCAGAGGATCCATAACCAACACCTTGATTTTCTAAATGAACAGATGTTATTTCTCCTCTGACAATGGGTTGAATTGATGCTTTAAATTCTTGTGTGCCGACAGAAGAAATACCGACCTCTCCAACTAAAGTTGCAGTAATTTCTGGATAATTAAAGATATG